GGGACAACAACTCGGTTGGGTTCAAGGAGCCCCGGGGTCACTAGATCCCTCAGCATCCTTGGCCAGCCATCGAGCTCAGTAGACCTGTGCCTTGGAACAGCACAGAGAACACGGAACTCAAGTCGCTGGAAATTGCTCACCCAGCGCATCGCGTGAGACGAACGGTTCAACCGTTCGGCCACGGACTTATCCTGGGTATTCCAACATGGAAAACCCGTTTGGGGGGTACCAAAGGGAATTATCCCAAAGGTTCCCTCTACTAGGTCCACGATGGAATCGGCAGCATCCGTATAGCCCTTCTCGCGAAGTTCATTCGCGAGAGACACATACGAATAAAGCGGAGCCCCATCCTGGATACTCCCTGACCAGATGATTCGAAGTCGGGATGGTGTGACAGGGATACCCTTAAAGGCATCCATACCACACGACTCCCTAAACGGACCATCTATACAAGATTTGGATTTGTTGACTACCAAGCCAACAGATTCCAGAGCTTGTATGCAATCTCGTGCATGTTCGGTGGGGATGATAATATCATCACCATAAACATACACGGATTTCGCCACTTGCGTCAGAGGACGCTTTGTCGCAAGGCAGATCGAAGCACACAAGATAGTCCAGAAACAAAACGCTTCGACTGGGAAGCATACAGCTGAACCCATCGGAGCGTACTTGTTAAGGAAGATCTCTCTCCCATCAGGGAGTCGAGTGGCTTCGGTGCGTACGGCCTCTAAGACTCGAAGAAGTTCAGGAGTGTCTTTAAACACTCGACGAACCAACTCGAGAGAGACCCTGTCCGATGCATCTTTGAGATCGAGCGTAGCAAACTCAAGAGAAGCAGAGCTCCTCTGAGCAAGACTACGATTGACCTCCTGGGATGAGAAGTTAACTCGCCCACGAGTGAGGTGATGAGCCTCCAAGTGAGCGACCAAACTCCGACCAACACCCTGTTGAATCCACTGGTACTCCAGCGGCTCCGCAGAGATAAGTCTCGGACCGCGGCTATCTTTCGGGACAAGAACGACTTTGGCCGTGCCGGCATCAAGCCGGACAAGGCCTCGGTACCACTTGACTCGATCGATAATCTCCCTTCCCCTACCAACGGCAAAGAAGTCGTAGTAAGGGAAGACTTGGTGTATTCGGTCATACAGGCGTGAGAACTCCCACTTCTGGTCTAACCGCTCACCAGTTGCGACGGCTCCTGGACCATGACGCGGTACTACGTCTCGTGGGTTAAAACCCATAAAGACGCACTCAGCGATCTCAGCAGCCTTCTCCAACAGTGGAGCGGCGTAACTGAGGTCAAGAGACTCCAGCTCTACTTCCGTAGAAACAAAGCTGTTTAAAACAGCCTGCTCCTGCTTACGAGAGTAAGGGAGCTGAAGTTTGTACGCGAAAAAGAGCACCTGGCGCAGGTGTGCTACTGCTTCCGGTGGTGCACTTTCCAGGAGAATCCCGGTCTCATCGAAGACCATGTTGAAGTGTGCCTGCAGAAATGCAGGTGTCTTCCTACCCTTAGCGGTTTTAAAGCCGTTCGGGATAGTGAACATGGACGAGGCCAAACCCTCATCTAAAGCCTTCCCCAGACGGGGAAGACTCTTCGTGAGGAAGGAGAGACCCTCAGCAGCGGTCCTGAGACGCATAGTCTCAAGATCGCGGCTTTGGGACTTCGATGATACGGGGTAAGTGACTTTGCGTGTCAGAAGACGCGTAGAGAGATCGAGAGCAGTGCTCTCCATCAGGCTCTTCCGGACGGCCTTCACGGTCGTTCTCCTGAATGAGCCTCATGAATACTGACTCCTCTGCTCCAACAACTAGACACCATCCAAGGCAACGTTGGTAGCACGGATGCAGAGAGTCTACTCCCTTGCAAAACGGACTAACCGGTCGCCCCTTCTGGTACCTCCCGTCATCTGGCGGGATGGCGAGTCGATTAAGATTCGCCACGTAGGAGGGAAGTGATGCAGTCGGTATCGGCCAGACCAGCGGTCAAGGCCTGATCAGTCAGAAAGTCGAGGAGGTTAGCAACCTCGTCGTAAACAATCTGATTGGTCATAACGGCTGAGCGCGGAACTGCCAACGTGAAGTTGACAGTCAGCGTCCGGGGCACTCCGGCAGCATCAGCGATAGTTCGGGTCATACGGACAAGATGGCGATCTACTGTATCCGCGCCCTTGCCCGTCGTATTATGGAGAACTTCCATAAGCGCCGGAGCAGTGAGTGTGGTAGCAGTGTCGATCCACCTTGAACCGTTTTGAAGCGAACCAACTCGCCGATACGTTACGTCGGTGCCATCGGCATCGTCGAGAACAATGTCTGCAGAGAAGTTCATGAGGCAAAATCTCCTTTAGGGGGCACGGATGGCAGCACGTCCACCCGGACGGCTGACACACCGGCCTGCGCTAATACGTCTCGAATCGAAACGGGTGTGTAGAACAGACCGAGAATAGGCGGGCAGAGAGGTACCAGGGGTAACAAGCCCACAGGTATAGTCTCGCCACGACTAAACATAAGGAACGGTTCTACATACACTCCGTCGTACTCGACGCGTAGACGGCGACCTTCGGAGAAGGTCAGGGTAACGACGACGCGATGAGCGCCGTCGCTAGCGTCTGCTGATTGGATGTTAGACCCTCCGTGTCGATAAGACTGGCGGGAACTGGCAGTCCAACCTCTCTCTGGTACGCATCGTAGGATCCAGCAGCCACTTCCCACTTAGTGGGTGAGTAGCCGTTTGGAAATGTCACAGTGTACGACCATGTGCCGGACATATGGTAAGAATGCGACACTCGTCGCAACTCCCAAGGTCCGACAAATGGCTGAACCGCACTCCGTGATATCGCGTTGCCAATCCGGGTGAACCAATCTACTACGAATGAAAAGGGAATCGCTTCCCAAAGCACTCCTAGTGGATTGTTAAACCCCAACGCGCCTACGAGACCCCGCAGTGTGCCAATCTTACTATCGAGATCTTCAAGCATGTGGAAGAGATATCCACCTGCACGAAAGATCCCTTTGAAAGAAAGGCGCCGATAGGTGTAAACTTCACCAAAGTTGTAAACAACCGTATCGGGAGCAGTGGTTTCCCACGTGCTCTCGAACGAGAGTCGAGTCTCGCGGCCCCAGGTATCGCGTAGGTATTGTAACCGCGCGGCAACTGTTTCTGCGAGATTCGCCAACTTCCTAAGGTCCCCAATCAAAGGGGCATATCCAAAGGAATAGGTGAGGTAACCACCTGCCGCAGACTTAATCAACGAATCCTCGATCTTAGGGATAAGATCCGCGAGCTCACGGAGCTCGTAGAGGAAGTTCGGTAACGATACTTCCTGAGGAATCTGAGGGATTAAGGCCTCGAAAGCCTGATCCCCTAGCGCTGATTTCTGCGCGGCTGTGGGGAAACCAAAGAGCGTCCCAACATCCCCCATTCCACTTGGTCCAACAGGGGCGGCCAAATACTGCGACGATACGTCGTAGTACCCACCACCGTTGGTCAGGGGGCTCGGCCTTGGCACTTGAGAAGTGACAAGGAGCGTGTGATGGAGAGTCGGCTTAACCGACCGTGACCCACCTACCCAGTCATTCAAGATAGACCGGGAGGTAAGCCAACTCGTAGAGTAAAGACCCGAGCTTTGCACAACTCCTCCGGGGTTGTACACGGTAACAAGGGTATTTCCTGTACGAAAATCATCACGCGTCCGAGACCTATAATGTGGGGACAAGGTGAACTCCTTCTGACACGACGTCCTTACCGCCGCATCATCAAGGGACCCCCCCAAGTGG